GGGGGATGGGCGACCGACCGACGCATCGAGTGAGCATCAGCGCGAAGGGGGACGACCGGAACCGGCCGCGGAACTACGACGCGGGGGTGGCGTTCCCGAACAAGGTGGGGGGATTGAACCTGCGGCTGAACCCGGGGGTGGTGTTGACGCACGAGACGACGCAGGAGTTCTACGTGAACCTGAACCCAATCGACGAGGAGCGGGAGGCGGGGCAGCGGAGGAAGCGGCTGGGCAACCTGCACCGTCCGCGGGACGGGAGTCGAGACGGGGACGTTCCGGACGACGACGGCACGTCGTGGGGTTAGGCGGCATCATCGGAGGATGGCAAGACGAGACGACGACGACGAGCGGAGGCTGGTGCCGGGGCGGTCGGCGCTGACGGAGGTGATGACGGCGCAGGCCGAGCGGGTGTTCGGGTCGGAGGGGGACGGGGAGCTGAGCCTGGCGGGTGTGGTCGGGATGCTGAAGGAGGGGCACCGGGCGCGGCGGGAGTTCGAGGCATGCGGGTGCGACGAGGCGCTGGCGCTGAGGGCGCGGGTGGGGGAGCTCGAGCGGGAGTTGAAGGACGCGGCGGCGGCGTGTGTGGAGACGGCGAAGGCGCTGGAGGGGAGCGTCGCGGAGGCGGCGTCGCTGCGGGCGATGATGAAGCTGCCGATGGGGCGGGCGGCGCCGGGCGGCGATGTGATGGACCGGGCGGAGCTCGAGGAGAGGTGCGCCGTCATCGAGGCGAAGCTGGCCCGGGACTTGGAGGAGACGGACGAGCGGGTGGTGTGGGCGGCGGCGTACGGGGAGGCGTTCGCGGCGATGGCGCTGCTCGGTGCCGACGTTCAAGTGAGCGCGCACTTGCGAGGGGACGACGCGCTGGCCGCGGTCGAGGAGGCGGTGGGGAAGAAAGAGAAGTTGGCGGGCGAGGTGGCGCGGGTCGTCGCCGACGCGGCCGTCCGTCAGGCCCCGTAGCGGCGCGGGCGGCCCGGGCGGGATAAGGGATGATGGCCGCCTGAGTCGGGGCGGTTGCCGTGCCGCCCGCGCCGGGTCGAGGGTAGCACGGCGGGCGGCATGATGGGGGGATGGAAAACAAGCAAGACTTCGAGGTCGAGGTAGGCGAGGACGGCAAGGCTCGGGTGACGGTCGGGGGGAACGACGTGTCGTCGCAGCTCCGCCGAGTGAGCGTGGACGTGAGGCCGGCGGGCGCGCGGCTGAAGCTGGAGCTCGCGCCCAAGCGGGCGCGGGTGGCGGGGCGGGGCGCGGTCCTCGTCGAGTGCCCGGAGCTCCGGTGCGCGGCGGAGGCGCTGATGCAAGATTGGTACGAGCTGGAAGAGGGGGAGCACTCGTCGGACGAGGACGCGATGGTCGAGGTCCCGATCGCGCTGATGAGGGCGCTGCGGGCGGAGCTCGACCGATGACCGGCGACGAGCGGGCGGGCCGGTTGCTGAAGCTGCGGTCTCAACTCGACACGACCTCGTCGCACGAGGCGAAGGCCGGGAGGTACAACGGGCACGCGCGCGTCCTCGGGAGCCTGGTCCTCGAGCTGTGCGACGCGATGCTCGAGCAGCTCGACGGGTCGGCCGACGACGTGCGGGGCGCGGACCGCGTCCGGGTGTCGCTGTCGAGGGCCGACGCCGAGCTCGTCGCCGAGGCGCTGGACAGCCACGCCTACTGGCAGCTGAGCGACGACACGTACAGGCGCGACGGGTACGTGATCCCGCCCGGGTCGGACGACGACGACAAGGCTGTCGAGATCCGGCGCGTGTTGAGGATCGCCGACCGAGTGCGCGCGTCGTTCAAGGACGGCGGCGAGGCGACCGGGTAGCATGGCGCACATGGAGATCGCGGTCTGCCCCTTGTGCCGGCGCGTGCCGCGGCACGACTCGGCCGGGTTCTTGGTTTGCGCGGAGCACGGCCGGCTGTCGCGCGTCGTGCTGGTCCACGCCGCCGACGCCGTGCGGAGCCTCAAGCGCGAGGACGACACCCCGGACGGGTCGGTCATCGGGCGCTGCGAGGCCGTCGTCTTGAGTGAGCAGAGCGCGCGGTGCGGCGAGTCGTGCGGGAACCCCGCGCGCTACCGCGACGGTGAGGGCCACCCGGTCTGCGGGATGCACCGGCCCGAGAACGTCGCGCGGCTTCGGGAGGCCGGGCGGCTGGGTCACGCGAAGGGCTACTCGCGGGGCCGCGGCTGGTGACTTGGCAGGGCGACGTCGGGGCCGAGGTCCTCGAGCTGTTCTGCGACGCGCAGGAGCCGGTCGTGCTCGCGCTGAGGGATGCCTGGTGCGACGCGCAGGTGACGCGCTGGGGCGCCGGCCGAGCCCGGCGGGGATCGGTCCGCGACGCGTCGTGGTCGCGGGAGGCGAGGGCCTGGGAGCTGCTGGCCCTGAGGATCGTCCGGATGCGGGACGCGCCGCGCCCGATCCCTCGGTGCCCCGAAGCTGACAGCCACGGCTGCCCGGAGTGCGGCGCCCGGTTCGCGTCGGCGGCGTCGGTCGTCACCCACTCGTGGCGCGTCCACGGGACGTGATACCCTCGGGGGGATGTCGAGCGCAGCGCGGAGGCGTGCCCGGGTAGACGAGCGGGGACGTCCGTTCATCCTGACGGGGCCGAGGGACACCGACCCCGACGTCTCGTCTCGCCGCCTGGTTCGCGAGGCCGGGCTGTACGACGTCCACGAGGAGGTCTGGGAGCTTGGCACCCGCGGGCGCCCGGGCGACACGCTGACGTCTCGCATCGCCCGGAACAAGTCCGGCGACTACATCGGCGACGAGCGCGACGCGAAGTTCCTCTGCGACCAGCTCGGGATCGCGCCCGTCCGCGCCGACGACGGGCACTCGGTTTGCAGCTACGGGTACTCGGAGGCGAAGGGGAAGTGGTTCGGTTGGTCGCACCGCGCGATCCACGGGTTCCGCGAGGGGCACAAGGTCTCGACCGGGTCGGTCGTCTCGACGGAGCACGCGGCCGAGGGGCGCGGGTTCCAGCCGGGGCACGTGCTGAGGACCGACGAGGAGGCGCGCCGGGCGGCGATGCTGTTCGCGTCGGAGGTTTCGTGAGCCGGCTCGGCGGGCTGACCGAGGAGCAGTACCAGTCGGCTCACGCCCGCGCGGTCGCCCGGAGGGTAGGGGCCGCGCGGAACGACCCGGCCGAGTGCTTCGGGTTCGTCATGCGGGAGGAGACGACGCGGCGGGCGATCCGAGTGCTGCCCCACCAGCAGCTGCTGTTCGCGTTCGTGATGGCGCACGAGCGGAGCGTCGTGAGGATGCCGGTAGGCGCGAGCAAGACGTACTGCATGTCGGGGCTGACGATGTGGCTGCTCGGGCAGGACCCGACGGCGCGAGGGGCCGTCATCAGCTCGACGCAGCTGCAGGCGCAGAAGCCGGTCGGCATGGTCCGCGACTACATCGAGACGAGCCCCGAGCTGCGCCTGGTGTTCCCCGACCTGCGGCGGAGCCAGCGTGAGAAAGATTGGTGGACGCAGATCCGCCTGGTCGTCGACCGCCCACCGGGCATCCGCGACGCGAGCCTGACGGCGGTCGGTGTGGACGGGGCGCTGCCGGGGTCGCGCCTGTCGTGGCTGCTCGTCGACGACATCCTCGACCCCGAGAACACCTCGACGCCGCAGGCCCGAGCGAAGGTCCGGAGCTGGTTCAACAAGGTGGTGCTGAGCCGGAAGGACATCGTCGGCGCGAAGGTCGTCGTGACGAACACGCCGTACAACCCGGACGACCTGACGTTCGCGCTCGAGCGCAGCGGGTGGCCCACGATCACGATGGACATCGAGGGGACGATCAGGATCTCGAACGCGGACGACTTTGTCGAGACGTGCGGGCTGCTGCGGGTCAGCGACCTGAGCGAGGAGGCGGGGGTCGACGTCGAGCTTCGGCTCGCGGACCACGACTCGCGGACCTACGTCGACCTGGGCTACCCGGCGAGCGACCCGCCGGACGCCGAGCGCGACGTCGAGGACAAGGTCCCGCTGTGGCCGGAGAAGTTCGGGCGCGCGGAGGTCGAGCAGCTCCGCGCGGAGTTCCCGACGGTCGACTTCAACCAGCTGTTCATGTGCGTGTGCCGCGACGACGAGGGAGGCCGGGTCAAGGGCGCGTGGATCGAGGCGGCGAAGAAGGCGGGGCGCGAGCTTCGCATCCACAAGTTCGCCGCCAAGATGCCGAACGACCTCGAGGGTTGCCCCGCGTTCACGGGCGTCGACCTCGGAGTGAGCAAGCGCAAGAAGTCGCACCGCTCTTCCATCTTCACGTTCGGCCTGCAGCGCGACCGGCGCCGGCGCATCCTCCGAGTGGACGCCGGCAAGTGGAGCGGCCAGGAGATCATCGACCGGGTCCGCAAGCACCACGACGACTTCGCCTCGATCATCCGAGTGGAGACGAACGCGGCGCAGGACTTCCTCCGGCAGTGGGCGCTCGCCCAAGACATCGGCCTTCCGATCCGCGCGCACACGACGGGCAAGAACAAGCGCGACAGCAGGTTCGGCGTCGAGTCGGTGTTCGTCGAGATCGAGAACGGCGCGTGGGTCTTCCCGTGCGACCCGACCGGGCACGTGCCAGAATCGCTCGCGATCCTGGTCGGCGACCTGTTGTACTACGACCCGGACACGCACACGGGCGACGTGCTGATGGCGATGTGGCTCGCCCGAGAACAGGCGCGCTCGAGCGGCGCGCTCGCCCGCGACTACCAGTTCGGCGAGGCGGGAGACGGTTCGTCGATGGACGCGCTGCCCGGAACGATCGCTGCGCTGATGTCGAGGTAGGCCATCGAGCCGGTCAGCCGCGCGGCCGGTGCGGAGTAGAACCCCGAGCAATTCCAAGGAGATAGGCGATGGAGGATGAGACGTATAGGTGGCTGGTTCCGATCTCAGCGTTCCTGTTGTTGGTCTTGCTCATCGGTGGGCTCTGGGTCGTCGTCCGGTTCGTCAAACCGAAGCGCAAGATCGGCTACGACAACTTCGAGGATCCCCCGCGCCCTCCCCCTCGGTCGGCTCGGGGCGCTCCCGTCGTGCAAGAACTCGCCCCGGCGTCGGCGCCCGTGGTAGGGCCGCAGGAAGTGGCGAAGAAGGTGGAGGCCGTGATCGTGGCCAACGACCCGGTCGGACCGGACGAGCTGGAGGAGGTCGCGGCGCCGTCGGTGCACCAGTTCCCCGAGAAGCAGGACGACGCCAAGGACGGCAAGTGCTGCGCCTGCGAGCAGCCGGCGGACCCCGGCGTCATCGAGCTCGAGGACTGGCGGCAGGTCAACACGGTCATCGGTGCCCTCATGGCGCTGTTCAAGGTGAAGGCGCGCGTCACGCCGGGGCGTCGCCTGTACTCTCACCGGAAGTGGTGCCGGAGCTGCGCCGCCATCGCCGACTTCCTGAACGCCCGCTTCGAGCGCGACGAGGAAGCGAAGGCCGCCGCGTCGCGCAGGGTGTGGGAGCGGAAGGGCCTGGTCGATGCCGTCAAGGATCACATCGCCGAGGCCGACGGCCGCTACGACGAAGACAAGCGCAACCGGACGCGACGCCCCTGGCGGGGCGACGCGTGATCAGGTCGGTCGCAGCAATCGCTGCCGCCATCGAGTTCGCCAGCCCGGGCATGAGCCCGGCGACGGCGCGGGCCTACGCCGAGGTCGTGAGGCCCGAGGCCATCGCGCACCACTACGACCCGTTCACGATGGTGGCCTACGTCCGGCGTGAGTCGCGTTGGCACGCCGGCGTGGTCGGCGGACGAGACGGCCAGTGCATCGGGCTCGGCGCGATCTGCCTCCACAAGTACCCCTACTGCATCGACACGAAGTTCACGGGCGAGACGTGCCTCGCGCGCAAGTCCGAGCTGCTGAACGGGGCGCACAACCTGCGCGTCGCGTCGGCGATGGTGACGGGCCACCGGAAGTTCTGCCGGAGCAAGACGGGGCGCCGCGCGCTGTTCGCCCGCTGGCTCAGCTCGCTGCAGGGGTACAACAAGTCGAGGGGGAGGCGCGGCGTGTGGTGCAACATGCGCAAGGACCGGCGCGGCCGGTGGCGCGACGTCCGGGCTCCGGACGGGACGCGGTCCGTGATCCGCTACCGGCTCGTGCTCGTCCGGAAGTTCGCGTAGGCTCCGCGACATCATCGAGCGATGGGCGATCAGAAGACATTGGCTGAGAACGACGGCGCGCCGCGCGTCCGGGTGAAGGTCGCGTCGTCGCCGCCGGACAACCTGGAGCAGCGACACCTGCAGCGGCGGGTCGAGAAGCTCGAGCGGCGGGTCCGCGTCCTCGAGCGGGACGCGACCGCGAGCCGGCTGAAGAAGGAGTTCGAGGCCAAGCCCGAGGACGTGTGATACCCTCGCGGCGAACGCAGCCGCCTGGGGCGGTTCGACGATAACCCGAGCAGGACGGGAGGAGCCTACATGGCCGACCAACGGATCGTGGTCTACGACCCGACGAACGAGATCAACGAGGGGACCATCATCGACGGGCCGGCGCGCGTCGCGAAGCTCGAGCGGTCGCGGGTCGTCCTGCTGCCGTTCGACGACCCGCGCGGGAAGCTCGGCGCGGTCGACGGGTACTTCCGGAGGGGCTGGGGCAAGGGCTGGCTGTTCGACCGCATGGCGGGCGAGCGCGGCTGCCCCATGCTGATGTACGTCGAGCCCTCGGTGCCGTTCGTCTACTGGGCAGCTCGCCTGGTCGCCGGCGAGAAGAAGCCGAGCGGCCAGCTCAAGCTGACGACGGACTCGAGCGGGCAGCGCGCCATGTCCGGCGGCCTCAGCTCCACCATTCGGTGCGCCCGGCTGGACGCGCTCGGCGCCCCGGACGCGGACGGCGGCTGGACGGTGGGCGGCCGGTCGCGGCTGACGACTGCTTCGCCCGGGCTGATGGCGCTGTGCCTGTACGGGATCGCCCGCGACGCGGTCGTCGTCTGGAGCGCGGTCACGCTGGCGGTCCGGGAGATGGACCTGCCCTGGTTCGTAGAGTAGCCGGGCGCCGCGTGATACCCTCGCGCGCATGGCACGACACGTTCTCCTGAACACGACGGTTGCCAAGGGTCGCAAGTACAGGGCCGGCACCGTCATCGACGACGCGCAGGATCAAGGAGCCAAGGCCGCGCTCGAGGGAGGTGGTGGCCGGTTCGTCACGCTGCCGGACCCGGCGATCGAGGAGGCTGCCACCATCGCGCAGCAGCGGCGCCTGTCGGGCGCCGGGTCGGTGGAGCTCGATGCGATCATGTTGGCGGCCGCCGTCACCAGGCCTCGAGCACACGGCGAGATGTACATGGGGACGCCGGCCGCGACGACCCCTGCGTTGAAGGAGACGTACCTCAAGGCCCTGGGCACGACGCTCGCCGGAGACCTGTACCTGTTCGACATGCCGACGGACAACCGGCTGCGCTACCTCGGCGGGGAGACCGCGCGGTTCGGGATCGACGCGATCATCTCCATGTCGGGCGCGGCCAACGACAACCTCAGGTTTGTCATCGCGAAGAACGGGTCGGACCTCATCAAGACGGTGCAGCGGAGGAAGGTGGGCGCGGGCGGGGACGAAGGGAACGCGAGCTGCGGCGGGGTCGTCGAGCTGGCAACGGGAGAATACGTGGAGCTGTGGGTCGCGAACTGGACCGACGTCGACCCGTTCACGGTGGACGAGCTGAACATGACCGCCGTGAGGGTTAGGTGATACGCGAGCTCGGCGCTGCCGTCCTCAAGCGTGCGGCGCTGACGATGCTCGGCGTCGCCGTCAAGCTCAATCGTGCCCCGAGGCAGTCGCCCGCCGACGAGGAGTTGCCCGACGCGGAGCTGCCCCCCGGTGGCGGCTCGAGGACGCCGGAGGCTCAGAGCCTGATCGCGGCGAAGCCGGCGCCGGAGGAGCCCGCGGAAGTAATCCCGCTCGAGGGCAGCATAGAGGCCAGGATAGCCAAGGCGCGCGGCGGCTGGTAGCCTGCGGTTTGAGGCATGGCCGCGACCGTCCACCAGCTCCAGCACCGGCCGCCGCCGTCCGGCGGTACGGGGCCGGCGAACATGACCCAAGCGTTCCCGTCCAGCTTCGGGATGGACCAGACCACGATGGGCCCGGAGCTCGACGTGAAGGGGCTCGTCAACTCCGAGCGGGTCAAGGAGCTTGAGTACCGCGAGCGGTTCTACACGTGCACTCAGCACGACCGGAAGATCTTCGACTTCAACGGGCGGCTCGTTCGGGCCGGGCGGATCCCGGGAGTGCAGCCGTTGATCGGGACGAGCGCGCCGAGTTGGTACGTGCCGATGGACATGCGCCGCCCGTCGGCGCCGTATCGGCTCGGGCGGAAGATCGTCGGCTCGTTCACGGGGATGCTGTTCGGGAAGGGCCGCTTCCCCCAGCCGCGCAGCGACGACCCGGCAACGCAGGACTGGGCAGAGGCTCTTGTCGAAGCCGTCAGCATGAGGACGCGCTTCATCCGGGCGCGGAACATCGGCGGCGCGTGCGGGACGGTCGGCGTGTCGTGGCGGTTCCACGACGGGAGCCCTCGCATCAGCGTCCACCACGGCAAGCACATCCACGTCCTCGAGTGGGTTGACCACGAGGAGTACGTCCCGAAACACGTGGTCGAGCTGTACCAGTTCCAGCGCTCGGTCTTCGACCCCATCAAGAAGATGCGCGTCCTCAAGTGGTTCTGGCACCGGCGCGACTGGGTCCCCGACGCCGACGTGTTCTTCATACCGGTCGAGGTCAAGGACTCCAGCCCTCAGTGGGTGGTCGACGAGGAGCGGTCGTTCAAGCACGGCGAGGGCGAGTGTCACTTCGTCTACATCCCGAACCTGCCCGACGACGACCCGGCGACGGAGGACGGCGTCCCCGACTACGCCGAGACGTACGAGCAGATGAACACGCTCGACATCTTGAACTCGGTGGCGTGCCGGGGCGGCGTGTTGAACCTCGACCCGACGCTCGTGCTGAAGATGGAGCGCGACGAGATCGGCGGCGCCGTCGTGCGCAAGGGAAGCGACAACGCGCTGACCGTCGGCCCCTCGGGCGACGCCCACTACATGGAGCTGAGCGGAAACAGCATCACGGCGGGCGGCGTCCTGATCGACCGGCAGCGCGACCAGATCCTCGAGGTCAGCGAGTGCGTCGTAGCCGACCCCGACAAGGTCGCGGCGGCGGGGACGTCGAGCGTGGCGCTCAAGGTCGTGTACTCACCGATGATCGGCAAGACGGATCTGATGCGCGATCAGTACGGCGAGGGCGGGATCCTCCGAGTGCTCGACGGCATGACGCGCAGCGCCCGCCGCTGGGTGAAGGACCCCGCCGCGGAGACGCCCGATCAGCAATACGTCCACGAGCAAGTGATGGACGAGGAGACGGGCCAGCCCGTGGTCGGCGACGACGGCGAGCCCGTCGAAGAGCCCGTCGAGTACTTCGTCGAGTTGCCCCCGCGCATCGAGCAGCGGGAAGTCCTCGGCGACGACGGCGCGCCGACCGGCGAGGTCGAGTCGGTCAAGGTCGAGCGGCACCCTGGAGCTGGTCGGGTGTGGCTCGAGTGGGGTCCGTACTTCAAGCCGACCGCAGACGACCACTCGAAGGACGCCCAAGCTGCGACGGTGGCGACCGGCGGCAAGCCTGTCCTCAGCCAGCAGACCGCCGTCGAGCTGACGGCGCAGGCGTACGACCGCGACGCCACCGAGGAATGGACCCGCGTCCGGGCCGAGGCGGCGCAGCGGGACGGCGAGCAAGAGGGTATGTTCCCGCCGCTCGGCGGCGAGGACCTACCCGGGGACGGCGCTGAGGCGGGCGCTGAGGGCGCCGAGGGCGAGGCCGCCCCGGCGGGCGAGGGCGAGCAGGCGGCTGCGCAGGTGGCGGCACAGGAGGCCGTGGGCGTGCCCAAGGGCGCGGTGGTCGAAATCACGGCCACGGACATCGCCAAGATCGTGACTGTGAACGAGGCCCGCTCGAGCCAGGGCCTCGGGCCGCTCGTCACGGTGGACGGCGTGCAGGACCCCGACGGCGGGCTAACGGTCGCCGAGTTCACGAAGAAGCGCGAGGAGGGAGCCAAGGCGTCGACGAAGGTCGCGGTCGAGTCGGCGAAGGCGGCGGCGGCCCCGGCGGACGGGAAGCCGGACCTCGGCCCCGGCGTCGAGCTGACGGCGACGGACAGCGCGAAGATCGTGACGGTCCGCGAGGCGCGTGCGGGGAAGGGGCTCGGCCCGCTGATACTGCCGGACGGGACCGAGGACCCCGACATGAGCCTGACCGTCGAGGAGTATACGACGAAGCGCAAGGAGAAGGCCGAGGCGCAAGCGGCCATCTCAGTCGAACAAGCGAAGCAGGCGGGCGGGGAGCCGCCGGGTGGCGGAGGGCAGGCCCCGCCCGGCGCGCCGCCCGTACCACCAGGAGGTTAGTCGATGGCAGGCATGGGCGAAGGGATGGGCGCGTGGACGGCGAAGCAGATCGGGCCGGAGCCGGAGCAAGCTGGTCCGCCGTCGGTCAAGGCCGCGGAGATCCAGCAGCTCGACGGCGCGTCGCAGCAGCAGCTCAGGGAATGGGGGACGGCGCCCGAGGTCGAGGGGAACCCGCCGGCGTGGGTCGGCGACGAGTCGTCGTGGGAACGTGCGAAGGAGATCGTCCAGGAGAAGTGGGAGCAGTACGACGAGCCCTGGGCCGTCGTCGCGCACGTCTACTTCAACATGGGCGGCACGATGGCGTAGGCTGACGAGTGCCTCGCCAACCGACCCCGAAGGAGATCATCGAGCGCGACAAGCGGGTGGCGATCCGCCAGTCGACGATCGTGGGCCGTGCGCGGCTGGGGGTATTGCTCAGGAAGGCGGACGACCTTCTCACCAAGCGGTTCTATGACGCGGGGGGCTTGAAGGCTGGCACCGCGACGTTCACGGCGGCGCAGGCCGGCGTCGCGATGACGCAGGTCCGCGAGGTGATCAAAGAGCTGCACGCCGGGATGAAGGGCGACATAGTCAAGACCGGCAAGACGACGGCGACGAAGGCGACGGCGGACACGATCAAGTACTTGGACGCGGCCGAGAAGAAGTTCCGCGGGGTTACGGCGGAGCTCCCGCTCAAGACCGCGATGATCGCGGACCGCGTGAACGCGAACACGGAGTCGAGCATCCTGCACCGGATCGAGACGGACCCGAAGCACCCGGGGCGACCAGGCGTTCTCGAGCGGTACGACAAGAACGTGGTCCGGCAGTTCGAGGAGGAGCTGCAGCTGCGCATGGTCGCGCGCCAGCCCTGGTCAGAAGTGCGCACGGCGATCACGGAGGCGAGCCCGTTCCTGAAAGGGCAGCCGGCGTTCTGGGCTGAGCGCATCGTGCGGACCGAGACGATGCACGCTCACAACCGCGCGAGCTGGGAGACGATGCGCGAGGTCGACGAGCAGATGGGGGACATGCTGAAGATCCTGTCGGCGACGTTCGACGACCGGACGGGCGCCGACTCGTACGCCGTCCACGGCCAGATCCGCCGCGTCAACGAGTCGTTCGAGTCTTGGTTCGGCGAGTACATGCACCCGCCGAACCGCCCGAACGATCGCGAGGTAGTGGTGCCCCACCGGATGAGTTGGCCACTCCCGGGCGACCTCGAGCCGATGACGGACAGCGACGTCGACATGAGGTGGGAGATGGAGGGGCGCAAGGGGTCGCCCCCGATGCGTCCGGTCATGAGCACGGTTCACCGCACGATGATCGGCAAGGTCCCGCCGCCGGCGATGAAGGCGCCGGTCGCTGCGCCGCCCCCGCCGCCGACGAAGCCGCCGGTGCCGAAGCCTCCGCCGAAGCCCGTGAAGGGTAAGCCTCCCAAGATCAGCAAGTCGCAGCAGGGGATCGTCGACGACCTCGGGGCGGGAGGTCACATCAAGAAGTACCAGCAGTCGTGGATGACGAACCCGGTCTGGAAGCTGTTCCGCAAGGACGGGACGTTGAAGAAGCTGCACCCGGCGACGATCAAGAACCTGCGAGTGCACGGGCTGATTGATGCGGGGAAGCAGATCGACAAGTCCTCTCAGATGTGGGGGCTGACTCCGAAGGGGACGAAGGCAGCGGCCGTTCCCAAGGCCGCACCTCCGCCCAAGGCTGCGCCGACGAAGCCCGAGGTGGCCGCTCCGGTGACAGCTCCGATCACGAAGGCGAAGGTAGGGCCGGGGCCGTACGGTCCGACGAACAAGGAACGAACGGTCCTCTGGGCAACCAGGTCGCACGCGGCCATGTCGATCTTGGAACAGAAGGGCGTGGCGCTGAACGTCAAGCTGAAGGCACAGCGGGAAACGCGCGCGGCGTTCCGTGGTTTGCTCAAGCGCGACGGGTTCACGGAGTCGCAGAAGCTGATGGACGGGTCGATGCGCGGTAAGATCAACGTCAAGAAGATGAAGGGGTCCGCCGTCGCCCACATCTTCGCCGACTCGAAGCTCGTGGAGATCGACACGTTCGAGTTCAAGCAGGCGACGACCGCGATGCGAACGATGGCGAAGGGGAAGATGCCGACCAAGTATGAGCGGGAATCTATCGCCACGCTGGTACACGAGGAGGTCCACGCCTACAGCCGGTTCACGGCGCGCGGCGGCCAGGCGACTGCGATCGAAGAGGCGGCGACCGAAGCCATCGCCCGGAGGCAGATCAACAGGCTGTACGGGGAGAAGGGGATCAGCAAGACGAGTGGCGCCTACCAGACCGAGATCAACGGGGTCACGTCGTCGATAATGAAGCACGCGAAGGTTACGAAGGAGCAAGCGTTCGATATGTTCGCCGAGGCGGCGACGCGCACCCGGCAGGCCGACAATCCCAAGATGAACCACATGGGGTCGGGGCAGGTCAGGACCATAACGGACAACCTGCCCGTGACGGCCACAGCGAGGGAGGCGATCGTGGGCGATCTCGCGTACGGGAAGAAGTGGTGGGACAAGAAACGCAACTGGTAAGGCCTGATGGTATCATCGGACCATGGCCCGACCGCCTGGCATTCCCAACTCTCCCTACGACGTGAAACCCAACGACGCCGCCGCCGCCGCCGCGTGGTACGAGGCAGCCCTGGTCGCGGGCGTCCTCGAGCCCGACGACGAGTTGACCCTGCTGCACATGCAGGACGACAAGAACGCCAGGGAGTTTCAGGAGAGGATCGCCGAGATAATCGAGCGGACCGGCAAGAACCCTCCACGCCGGCGGTAGCCGGTTGCCGCCCGTCGCCGGGGCGTGGTACCGTCTCGGAATGGCGACGGCCAAGAACAGACCGTACAGGCTGGGGACGGACAGCGCGGGCATCACCCGTGGGGACGGCGGCAGGTTCATGCTCGAGGAGCCGAGCAAGGCCGTCCCGGTGAACCCGCTCGTGCAGGAGGAAGAGGGCAAGCAGCCTGGCGAGTGGGCACCCGGGGTCGGGCAATGCACCGACCCGATGACGGGGCCGACCATCCCGTGGCCACCCGCGGACCCCGCGAACGAGAAGAAGCCGATGAAGGTCGGCGACAGGTAGGAGCAGGACCATGGTAGGTGAGACCCCGGGCAACGGTAGGACCAACCCCTTCGGCGACGGCGCCGGCAAGGGGACAGGAGGCAACGTGGCAGGCAACGACTTCACCAAGAACCCGCGCGGCGGCAACACCGGAACCGGCAAGCCTCGCGACTTCCTGGGCACGAGCGACCGGCAGAAGATGGCGACGCCGCAGAACCAGGACATCAACCCGGCCGACGCAGCTCCCGGTCCGCAGACGGCGGCAGAGGTGGCGAGCCCCGGCGCGGCCAGTGGGTTCGACGCCGGCGTCGGCACGATTGGCAACCCGGCGAAGCCCTTCAGGCTTGGCGGCTAAGGCGCAGCTGTGGGCCGCGTCAACATGACCGGGGTCGTCGAAGGTGGCCCCGAGACTTCCAGCGCCGGGGTGTTCCCGGCCGCGCGGTTCACGGCACCGTTGTCGCTGCTCGCCGGCGCGAGCGGGAAGCAGTACGGAGCGGGCACCGGGATCCTGGTCCGGACCATCAACTCACCCTCCGCGATGGTCCCGCTTGACGGAGTCGGCCCGACCTCGACCGTGACGCAGGGCGACTTCCTCTACTTGAAGTCGGACGGGATCATGGAGCTGGAGCTCACGACCGACGACGGCGCCGGCGGCCAGACGGTCGTGGTCCAACCGATTCAGGGCGTGTACGCGCAGGAGTTCCCGACGACGAGGCCTCTCGAGGGGCTTCGCATCCAGGGCTCGGGAAAGATCGAGTACCTCGTCACCGGCAACATCTAGCAAGACTCGTCCGCCGGACTACTACCGCCGGCGGCTGAAGAAACCCCACAGAGTAGGAGCACAAGACCATGACCGCACCAGCAGACGGAACCCAGCGAGTAGCATTTGACCGCTCGAACCCGAACACCCTCGCCGACTTGCTGAGGAGCATCGCGCTCGGCTCGTTCTTGCAGGGCCAGGTCGCACAGGTTCGCCGGGCGCTCAGCCCCGACGCGCTCGGGACGAACCCCCAGAACCTCGCGACGCTCGACGCCGTCTCGCTGCCGAACAGCGGCAAAGCGAACACGATCCTCCGCGCGACCGTCCGAGCTGGCGGCGTAACCGGCGAGCTGACGCCCGTCGCGTACGGCGCGACGCCTGCCACCACGCAGTGTGCGGTTGGCCCGAACGGCGACCTCGTGTTCCTCGCGGCCGACGCCATCACGGACGTCGACGTGAACTACATACCTGAGCGCGGCGACGTCGTGGACACGGTGTTCCCGGTCGTGACGAACGTGCTGACGCTGCCGGCGAGCATCACTGACCGGCACGTCGTTCTGCTTGCCGAGGTCGAGGCGCTCGTGGGCACCACGACTGGGCAGAAGATCATCCTCGTCCCGGGCGCTGGCGCGCCGGCTGCCGGGCAGGCGAGGTTGGACGTGGCGAAGGCTACCGTGACCTTCGCAGGCGCCGACGCCGTGACCCGAGCCCGCGTGAAGCTGGTCGTCGTGGCGGCGGAGGACCTCGCGGCCGTGCTTGAAGCGGACGAGACGATCATCTAGCGCCCCGGCTCACCAGGCCGTGGGAGGAGGCTGAGCAAGGACAATGCCGAACGGGACAACACAGCAGGACACGTCTGCCGCCGGGACGCCGGCGGCGGGCGCGACTGGGGAGCCAGGGCAGCGACAGCAGCCCGGGTTCGTCGGGTCGGCCACAGGACAACCGATCGTCAAGCCGCCGGAGGGCGCAGCCGCCGGGGCCGACCCGGGGCAGCAGCAGCTCCCGCTCGCCGGGGGGGACGGTTCGACCGGCGCTCCCCCCCCGCCGCCAGAGGGCGCAGGAGCCCCCCCACCGGCGGGCGAGCGTTCCGTCGTCGGGCACGGCGGGGATATGTCGCCGGAGGCGATCTCCGAGCGCGTCGGGCGCGAGCGCAAGAAGTGGCTGAAGGAAGAGTACGGGACGGACGACGAACGGGAGATCGCGCGCGTCAAGCAGGAGCGTGTAGACGCGTCGGCCGCGCGGGAGAACGAGACCGCGGAGCTGAAGAAGTACCGCGACGACGCCGAGGCCAAACGACGCTCAGACATGACCGAGCTCGAGCGGGCGAAGGCCGACCTGGTCGCGAAGGAGAAGGAGCTGGACGAAGCCCGGGAGGAGCTCAACGGGATCCGCACCGACACGCTGGCCGAGAAGCAAGACGCGATCGTCGGCCGGGTGCTGAGCGGCCAGATCGACGAGAGGTACTTGGACCTCGCGCGCCCGAAGCTGGCGCGCCATTTCCGCGAGCTGACGAAGGACGAGCAGACCGGGTTCGACGAGCGCAAGCTCGAGCGCTGGGCTCGGACGTTCGTGAAGGACTACCCCGAGACGGCGCGCAAGGCTGACCCGCCGGCTGTGGTCGGCGACCCCGCGGCCCCGCCCGCCAAGCCCGCTCCTCGCCGCGCGCCGGTCCGCACGAGCAAGGTTGAGCCCGGGTCAGCGTCCCCGAAGCCCGCGCCCGCCGCGGGTCCTGGGGTGCTCGCCGGCAAGACCGTGAAGCCCGGCCAGACCAACTCAATGACCAAGTCCGAGCTGAACGAGTTCTACCAGCAGCAGACCGGCCGCAAGAAGCCCTACTGAGCACGGGCTTGCGGGGACGCCGCCCGGCCTGTACCCTCCGGGGTGGCACGACTCGCCGCTCCCGCGACCGCCCGCGGACAAGTCAGGCGGACCTCCAGGTGACGTCGGCCGGTAACAACACGCACACGTCACCAGGAGAAAC